TTTACTAACTGTACCTAACTCAACATCTCCAATTCTTGCAGTACCAGCAACTGTTCTTATTCCATCTGGTGCTAAAAATATTAAGTCACCACCTATCTCTTGAATACTATAACCACTTAAACAACCGACATTCTTAGTAACTGGTACTATAGTTATATTACTTGCATCATTTATATTTATTAACTTAAATATACTATTTGTACAAAATATATATAGTTCATTACGAAAACCTTTAATTCCTTCTATCTGGTCTTCTAATACAATATTACCTGAACCAGTACTTGTAAAATCTGTAGGGTCTAAAGTACCACTATAATAAATTGTATTTAAGTTATCTTCAACTCCAGCAGCTATTAAATGTTTATCATGGACTGTAAGATATTTAACACCTTTAGTACTTGATACAGTTATTTCTTCTGCAAAAAATGTTCTATCACTAATACTACCTGTTCCTTCCATTCTAAATGCATAAGGTTTATTAGCTCCATCAGCTATAATAACTTGACCATAATCATAAGTAGCACCATCAAATAATGTAAACTGACATTGCCCTTGTGAAGTTCTTGTTAGTGCACTTCTACCTGTAAAAGTTGAATAATTATCCCCACTACCAGATACAGAACTTCTATTTATTTGTACCCAACTTGTTCCTGTATTACTAAAATAAATATTTGTACCAGCAGTAACAATTACTCCATCTGCATAAGGAAATACTCCTAGTATTGCAGTAGAACCTCCTGTTGGTTGTACAGCACTACCTGCACCAAATTTTGTAAATCCATTAATTCTTCTATAACCACCTTCTATAGAAACTTCAAAATTTTCTAATTCAGTAGCTACTCCGGGTCTACGCAATAAATCAATTTGATTAGATGCTGTAACTAATCCTCCTTCACATGCTACTGTATATGGTTGACTTGTTGCCATTAAAAGTATGTCCTATCATCTGTCATATATTTTGGAGTAGGATTCATAAGATTTGATTTCATACTCCTCATTGCTTTTTTATAATCATCTAAAGCAAAAGCTGCTTGTTGTGGACTTTCTTTAAACTGCCAGATATAATATCTAGTCCTTGCAGTTATTACATTACTATATTGTTCTGGTAAAACTATTGTATCTCCATGAGCATCCAAAGCTGTAGGTTTTGTAAATGCATAAAAATGCACATTATAAACCTTATCAGGTATTGGACTTAATCCAAACTTCCTGCTATCTGGAGACTTAATAACATGTATTGGTTCAGCATGGGTTGAATTAGCATCATCTGCATTTTCACTATCTCTATAATATCTTTTCCAATCATCTAATGTTAAAAATTTTAAACCTTTAGAAACATAAGGGCTTGACTCACCACTTACATTTATTGTTGTTAAATAAAAATCATCCCAATCTATTGAAGCATAGTCCGTAGTTATACTAGAGCTATCAGCTTTTAAAGTATACCACCTTTGTCCTGCTACACTTGCTACTGTTACATTACCATAGAAGGGGTCTGTACTACCACTAACACCTGCACTAAAGAAAGGTAGTTGTGGTTCTGCATTTGCTATATCAAATATAGATTTATTAATTGCATCTTTTACAAATTTCTGTAATCCTATTGCATCTGCAAAGTTTGCAGAAGTTAAAGGAAGTTCATTTAATTCTCTAAGAACTTCGTTAGTTAAATCTAAATATGTTGTAGCCATTATTTTTTACCTTTAGCTTTTTTCTGTGCAGTCTTGCTTAAATCTTTAAAATGATAAAGTCTTACACTTGTTTTAGTGTGAGTTTTATTAGAATGTAAATGTCCGTTAGGCATTTTATGTGTGTTACCTTTAAACTCAGTACCGTCTCTTTTATAATGTTTTACGCCTTTAGCCATGATTAATTAGGCATACATTCAGGCATACCATCATACTTAGGTTGAGAACCTTCCATAGTCATTCCACCTTTGCGATATTGGTTTCTTTTTTTCATACCCATACCACCTCCGTACATTTTTTCACGTCTAGCTACTCGATTACCTATATCGTTTTTATAATCACCTTTTTTCATTTTACCATCCATTATATTTATCTCCTTTTTAAATTAGGGGAGGAATAATTAAACTCCTCCGTTTTGGTATCAGTTAATACCATAGACTGTATTATTAACCAGCTTGTGTGGTTGTAATTCCGTCTTGAACTTTACACTGTCCGTCTAAATACCAGTTAGTGCCGTCAGACCATACATGAACAAAATCTCCATGAACAGCTTTATTAGCAACAAATGAAATGGTATCTGCGTCTGTAACTGTAGCTACTGAACCTGCTGCATCTTCTGGAGAAGATACATTACCTACAATAATATTAGCACTAGATGCTGTAACTACTGTGTGTGTTCCTGTAGGTTCTGTTGCTCCAACATAAAACCAATACTCTAATCCTGCTGCTGGAGTAGGAAGAGTTTGTATTTTAGCTGCTGCTACGTTTAAAACATAACGAGTGCCTGATTCAGCTGCTGTAATTGTATTAGCTGCAGTTATTGCTTCAGTATCTGAAGGTTTCTGAACTTTAGTAGCAAGTTCACGAACATCGCCTACTTTTGCTGAATTACGACCAGTATCTCTTATATTTACTATTGCCATATTATTTACCTCTAAAATTTATGGGTTAAAAAAAGGAGGAGTCCTAAAACTCCCCCAAGTTTATGTATTAGTCAATTCCGTAGAATGCACTTACTAAAGCTTCATCTCTAAGTACTTTCGCACCATAGACATGTAAGCCTCTAACAATGTCACCAAACGATGTTGGGTCTCTCAACACTTCTGTTGAAAGGATTGTGTTAGCAGTTGCAGTTGAAGACATGTGACCAGCCATACATTTACCAGCAGCATTAGATGTTGCAGCAATGTTGTTTGACTTGTACATGCTAAATCCACGAAGTTTTCCACTTGAAACCATTCCATTTCTAATAGAACCTTGTCCACCATTGTAGTCGACAGATAATAATTTAGAACTAGATTGTCCTAAGACTTCATAAAAGTCAGGACTTGCAACGAACCATCTACCTTCTTCAGGTACATTTTGTTCGTCTAATAGTCTTGCCATTCTACCCATAAGGTCTAATGGGTCATGTTCGTTAGAATCAAAACCAATATCTAAATTACCTGTTCCATCAAAAGTTCCTGCTGCTAAATCAGTAGCATTGTCAGAACCTAAAATGTGATTAGGTGATGAAGCTGAACAACCAGAAAACATAGTTGCTAATACAGCAGCATCATATGAATCTTTCAATGCATATGCAGCAGAGCTGGAAGCAACCTCTTTGAA